ATATCTGAATTTGGTGTTACAAACCTAAATAAACTATTAGATAAAAACAATATTAATTTTAATGATTTAAAAGCCTCATGTCCCTCTAATATAGAAAATTTAAATAAATTAATTAATGTAAAAAATAAATTTACAAAACAACTAAATATTTTACTTGGAGGAATAAATTCAATTTCTAAATTTTTAAATTTACCTCCAAGAATAATCTCAGCAGCCGAAACAGCAATTCCACCACTTAAAGCTGGTATAACTGCAGTATCTTTTATTCCATCAACTGCTGTTACTCCAATTCCCGTAGGGCCTATTTTAATAGCTAAGGATGCAATAAAAGCTTTAGAAGATATTATTAAAGTTTTAAATCCTAAATTAGGACAAAATACATTTCAATTAAATTTCCTTAGAGGTGATCTTAATAAAGTAATAAAATTATTTTCTATATTGGATATTTTAATTCAAGGATGTGCTGAAGAAATTGGAGGTACTTTAGAAGAACAAGAACAAATATCAAAAGAATTATTAGAATCTACTCAACAACAATCTCAACAATTATCACCTGTAGTTACAAATATAAATGGTTTTGAAATGAATGTAATAAATGTAGATAATATAACTATTGGAGGATTAAAAAGAAGACAAGCAGTAGCCAGAAATAAAGCAGGAGTAATTATGCTTAAGGGAGAACCTTCATTTTCTTCAAATGATCAAATATTAATAGATGAATTAGTATTTTATATACAACAAAATGATTTAAAAGCAGATTAATTTAATATTTATAACAAATACAACAATGAAAACCGAAGCACTTAAAAAAATAATTAAAGAAGCTGTAAGAGAGGCTATACAAGAAGAGCTAAAGGAAGTTTTACTAGAAGCAGTTAAAGCACCTAAAGCTGTAGTTCAAGAAAATCAAACTATTACTTCAACTACACCCGCACCTGTAACCCAAACACCTAAAAAATCCTTATCTGAACAAAGAAAAGCATATATGGATATTATAGGTGAAACAGGATTAAATATGAATAGTTCCCATGCCCAAGGATTTGGTAATAAACCATTTAACCCCACGGGCAATATAGATACAACTTCACCAAATGGAGGTTTACCTGAGGGAGAAGTTAATATGGATCAAATAATGGGATTAATGACTAAATAATGGCATTTGAAGCACAACAAATATTTCCAATAGACTTTAATAAAAGTGCTGCTGTAGGGATAAATTTACCTTTTTCTGCACCTGGAGTATTTAAATCTAATTATACTACAAAGGAAGCAATAAAATCAAGTTTAATAAATTATTTTTTAACAAACCCAGGAGAAAGATATATGAATCCTACATTTGGTGGGGGTTTAAGAGATTTTATATTTGAACAAATATCAGATGATAATATGGAATTTCTTGAAAATAGAATAGCAGATCAAATTGGAATTTATTTTCCAAATGTTAGTATAGATAATCTTGAAATTTTAAGACAAGAAGATAATAATGTTATTACAATATCAATTAATTATAATATAGCTAATACTAATATTAATGATAACATAGAAATAGACTTTACATAATGGCTAATAAAGTAAATAGAGATATAAAATATTTAAATAGAGAATTTTCAGATATTAGAGCTAAATTAATAGAATATTCTCAAACATATTTTCCTAATACTTACAATGATTTTTCCCCTACATCACCCGGTATGATGTTTATGGAGCAAGCAGCTTATGTAAGTGATGTAATGTCTTTTTATTTAGATAATCAATTACAAGAAACTTTTACTACATTAGCTAGACAAACAAATAATTTATATGAGTTAGCTTATATGTTTGGTTATAGACCCAAAACCACAGGAGCAGCCCAAGCTAAAATAGAATTATTTCAACAAGTCCCTGCTAAAACTATAGGTGCTAACGTTGTCCCTGATTTTGATTATGCTTTAACCATAGGTGAAAATAGTACTATAGCTTCATCTATTTCTCCCACTACTACTTTTTTAATACAAGATAAAATAGATTTTAGTTTTTCAAGTTCTTTAGATCCAACTGAGATTTCAATTTATCAAATAGCTGGAAATGATCCCTCATATTTTCTATTGAAAAAAACTACAAATGCTATTTCTGCAAATATTAATACTCAAACTTTTTCTTTTGGATCCCCAGAACAATTTTCAACAATAGATATTACAAATGAAAATATAATAGGAATATTAGATATTACAGATTCAGATGGTAATGTTTATAGTGAAGTTGATTATTTAGGACAAGAAATGGTATTTGATAGTATAAAAAACACTAACCCAAATGATCCTAATAATGTAGGAGATGCAGGTGAAGTACCTTATTTATTAAAATTAAAAAAAGTACAAAGGCGTTTTGCTACAAGATTTACATCAGAAAACAACCTTCAAATTCAATTCGGGGTGGGTAACCCAAATGATATAGATGAATTAATAACACCTAACCCAAATAATGTAGGTATAGGTTTACCATTTGAACAAGATAAGCTTACAACATCATTTTCACCTACAAACTTTTTATTTACAAATACTTATGGTATAGCACCTTCTAATACTACTTTAACAGTAAGATATTTAACTGGTGGTGGAGTAAATTCTAATGTACCTTCGGGTGATTTAACAACTTTAAACACATCTAATACTAAATTTAATAATATTAATTTAGATGCTACTACAGCTAATTATGTATTTGGAAGTATAGCTTGTAATAATATAGATGCTGCAGATGGAGGACAAGCTGGTGATACTAATGAAGTAATTAGACAAAACACATTAATGCAAATAGCTGCTCAACAAAGAACAGTTACTTTAGATGATTATAAAGTTAGAGCTATGAGTATGCCTCCTCAATTTGGCACTATAGCTAGAATATATTTAGAAAAACCTAAATTGGATAGCCAAACATCTACTAGTGAAACTTTATGTATGTATGTTCTATCACAAAATAGTTTAGGTCAATTTTCAACCCCTACAGAAACATTAAAAAAGAATTTAAGAACATACCTATCACAATATAAAATGATAGGCGATAGTATAGAAATTAAAAATGCTTATGTTATAAATATTGGAATAGATTTTGAGATAATAGTACTACCTAATTTTATCAATAATCAGGTAATATTATCTTGTATACAATCTTTACAAGAATATTTTAATAAAGATAACTGGCAAATAAATGAACCCATTTTAATTGAAGATTTATTTGTAAGATTAAGTAATATAGAAGGAGTACAAAGTGTTAAAGATATAAAATTTTCAAATAAAAAGGGAACATCACAGGGATATTCTCAATACTCATATGATATAGAAGGAGCAACTTTAAATAAAGTAATATATCCTAGTTTAGATCCTAGCATATTTGAAGTAAAATATCCCAATGTTGATATTAAAGGTAAAGTAGTACCATTGTAAAATATAAATTATGCCTGTTAATCCAAATTATAAACCAGTAAGAAACCCAGGATCAACTACACTTAATTTTGGTTTAAGAAATTATTTAAACCAAACAAATTTAGATGTTGAAAATCCTTTACCTAAGGGGGGGCCTACAAGTTTTCCTAATTATGATCATGAACACAAATATTCTCCTAAAAATACTTATTTAAATTATAGTACACCTGGGGGTGATGGAAGTGGTACTCATGGAGATTTTGGTGGGGCAAACCCATCAAGTGATTTTGGGACAACTGGAGTAAATGTTAACCCAGGAAGAAATATTTTTAAAAATGGTACTAATTTAGATGTAGAAGATAGTTCCCCGACTGGAGGTCCTAATGGAAATAATTCATATAATATACCAAATGGTACTTATACTATTACCATGAATGGTAATTTATACGGAAACCAAGGACAAGTTCAAGCTGGGGGTCCATTAAAAGATGTAGATGGTCAAATTTTTAGAAATACGGTTCATCAATATAATAATAAACCGGGACAAAAATATTTAGATCAAAATTTAAACCCTTTACCTTTACCTCCTAGACAATCTAGACTTTTTGATAATATAAACTTCCCTGATATAAATCTTCCTGATATAGATTTTGCAGGAGCTTTTAATGTAGGTGGTGGTTAAAAAAATATAAAATGGCAATATATAAACTTTTTCCATATAAAGACGCTACATTATATTCATTCTACCCAGATATGAATACAGGAATAGACCCTATTACAACTATATCAAATTTAAATATAGCAGTAGATTCTAACCCCCAAGTGGCTAGATTTTTAACTGAATTTGTACAATCTGAAATTGAAGATGTTATTAATAATAAAATTAATGGAGCTCAATGGGATGTAGATTTTAGGTCTTATATAGCAACAGCCCAAGGAGTAGTTGAAGCCACAGATATATCAGTTCATCCTTTAGCTCAATTTTGGTATAATGGTACTGGAACTTATTTAGATCAACCTTTAACTACAGATGGTTGTAGTTGGAATTCACCCAATTTTAAAAACTCGGGAGTAACTTGGACTATAAGTGGTTCTGATGGAACTAACCATTATGTTACAAGTTCTTTTAATACTACTTATGCTAATGTAGGAGGTGGGGCATGGTATTATAGCGGTTCAGATGGTACTGAATATGAAGTAACACAATCATTTGATACTAGATCAACAAAGGATTTAAAAGTAAATGCTAAAACTGTATGTTCTTTATGGTATAGTGCCTCATTAGGAGTACATGCTTCAGCTTCATTACCAAATTATGGTTTTATAACTAAATGGGAAAATAGTGTAGAATTTAATAATAATACTCAAATTCAACCTGTAATGCAATTTTATAGTGTTGATACTAATACTATATACCCACCAC